GAGAATTTTAAGCTGATGCCGTCGTGGCGCCAGCCGATTGACCAGTCAAAAAGGACCCAATGGTCCTTTGTGCCTAAGCAAGTGGTTGTGCTGCGGGGCTGCGAAGTGCAAGACACCGTTGACATGGCGATAAGTCCAGAAGCAACGGACAGCAACGGTTCCAGGGTGTTCCGGACGGCGGAGGAGTGCAATGCGTACCGGCACGCCTACCCGAAGGACTACATAATGGGCTGGCAGTGCGTCAACGCCGGAGGTGAGTACGGGGTGAACCGGTGCGTATCGGTGACCCAGTACACGATGAACGAAAAACAGCCGCTGCACCAATCGGTGGGAACGTGCCTCCAGTACTGCCGGAACCCGCAGCTCGAAAAAACGGCTGCGATGGCGAGTGCGCCGATGCAAGCGAAAGAAGAAGAAAAAGACAAAGAAAAAAGCGACTGGAGCGAGACGGTGATAGTGGCGATAGTAGTAGTAGTGATTGCAGTGGTTGTGATTTATAGCTACGGGAAACACAAGAGCCAGGCAGAAACAAAGTAATGAGCCACGGCAGGTTCGAGCTAATAGTGCGTCCTGGGACCGAGGTTCCGCAGCATGCCCGGGGAACCTTTGAGCGACTCGGCGAGTATTTTACGGAGGACCGGGTGCTCACCCAGCTGGTTCCCTTTATGGATGACAGTGGAGTGAGTGGTCGAATGTGCGACTACCTGATGACGACGTACTCGATGAAGTACTCGTGTCCGGTCGGGGACTCTGATGTGCGGCACCTTTACGAACTGGCACTGAAAGAGGCGCACGGGCGCCGGTTCTTTGATCCGTTTAACCGCACGGTAAGTGGAATCCCGGTGCGGTTTGTGGTGCCTGTGAGCGGAAACACAGTGACTTCGACGGTGGCGCAGATGAATTTTGTGCGGTGGTTTTACACGTTCCGGATCAATGAGTTCATCGCGGCGAATAAGGTGCGGATCGCGCAAGACATGCGGAGCACCTACCGGCGGATCAACCTGGAGAAGAAGACGCTGTCGCAGTCCGGCGAAAAGCGAAAGCGGCAAGCGCTGATTGGGCCGAACTCGAAGCGGCGCATAGTGCTATTTAGTCAGACGGTAGTGATAGTGCCTTCCTGAATAAAAAAAAAAATAAAAAAACTTTTTTTTTTAATAAGAATATTAATAAATTATGCTGCTAAAATATCCATTTAAAGCGACGTGGAGTATGCCGGCGACGGGGGCCAAAGGCCAAGCCCAGGCCCAGAGTCTAGGAGACCGGCCGATGGTGGAAAGCAACACCCATTTTATATCTGCGTTTCACGCGGCACCCTTTCAGCCGGGCTATGTGATGATGGACGGCTATGGGAACCAAAATTCGACTAATCTGAGTCCCCTGAACGGGGAGTTTGTGCCGGCGCAAAACGGTCTCTTTGGGCCGCTCTTCGGAAACCTGGGGCCCCAGACGTGTCCCGGGGCATACGGCATCGGTCCAATGATGGCGCCGTCGCCCCGGCTCGCGCTGCCTCTAATGATGCCCGGGGCCGTTGGCTACCCGCAGGGACTGGTGGGTTTTCCGGAGCCTCTGAGTGGCCAGTGTAAGCCGCACCAGGACGACCCTTATGATATGTCGCAACGGTGAAAAAAAATATTAATAATAATATAAAATATATTAATAATATAATAAAAAAAACCCGAAATGCCACGAATAGACAATTGGAGCATACCGCCGTTCCAGACCGGGCTTGGCGAAGAGTACACTACCCAGTGCTGGGGCCCGGTGTCGAAGCCGGTGTACGGATGCGACGAACGGTGGCCCGACGGGGTGATGTGCTGGGGGACTTTCGAGTCCAAGTATTGCAACGAAGTGGACCGGATCCCGATAGTGAACCCGCTGAGTCCACTGGCTCCTCGGATTAACCGGATCAATGCGGCAGCGCTCGACGGCTACCCCCAGTCTCGGGCGGTGGCGATGCGTGACTATGCGCTGAGCCGACAGCCCCCGGTAACGACGGCGCTCGTGCCGATGGCGAACCAGTGCTACGGGGACCCGGGGGTGCCCTCGCTGTGTGCCGAAGCGCTGGGTGACGGGATTGTGGTGGGAGCCGGGTATAAAAATTGCCTGAACCAATCCATCTGAGGAAGAGAAAAAAATTTTTTTTAATAAATAATATATAGAAAATGAGTTCACAGCTAATTATTAAGCACACAGACAGCAAAAATAAAGTAGTGCTCCAGTATGCGCTCCAGAGACTCGTGGAAATTTTTGCCGAAGTCCGGGCGCAGAGCAAAGCCATAGTGTTTGACATCGACGGCACCGTAATCCAGAACTCGCCCTGCGGCTCCCAGCGGATTGTAATTCCAATGGCACTGGCCATTTTTAACTGGGCCATACGAAATAACATTAAGGTTTACTTTGTGACGGCGCGCCCTCACTTCCAGGAAAACGAACAGCGCACCATATCCGAGCTAGCGGGGTTGAAGCTTGTGCCCTACACGGAGCTATACATGAGGCCCCAGCGGCCAAGCGATGTAGTGAGTTCCGAGACCATTTCCCAGTACAAGGAGGCGGTGCGCGACAGTATAACCAGGCACAGTACCATACTGATGTCGCTTGGGGACCAGGTGTCCGACCTCGTTAACCTTAGTAAGTCTCCGTTCCGGGAAGTGCTGGAGAACCTGGACTCCAGCAAGGCCTGGTACCTATTGATCGGGGAAAATAATCCGCAGAACTGTGTGAAGCTGAAGGACGAGGTTCCCCGGTCCCGACACGATATAGTGATGTTTGAGCCGCTCGGGTACCTGTCAAACAGCACGGCCCTGGAGAAGGGGTTCGAGGTGCTTCAGTGGCTCATGGAGAAACGGAAAGCCAGGTCCAGGGTCAGGTCCAAATTACCGCCGGCCATTGTGTTTGACATTGATGCCACTGTGATCTATAACCACACAAAGTCTGTAAATAAGCCGGAGAGATCGCATAAAGTCACAGTGTCTTATAAAATTTACCGGTGGGCGATAGATAACGGGATCAAGGTATTTTTTGTGACGGCGCGGCCCGACGGAGATAACCGGGTTTTCGCCGAAGAAGACCTGGAGAAGTCTGGGTTTCTCAAGTCCGAGTATTCGGGCCTGGCACTGCGGCCTCTGGACGAGTATGATAATGCCCCAGGCAAAGCCGCGCTCTCCGAGTACAAATGGAAGGAGCGGTGTCGCATCGCCAGAGCCCACGAGTTACTTATGTCTTTTGGGGACAGTATCACGGATCTGATCAGGGTGTCGCCCGACAGTCAGCCCATGACCTCGATGGAGGTCTACGTCCGGGAACTGAGCGACAGCAGAGCCTATGTCTTGAAGTTGCGCCGCAATATGGCCAAGTATAATGTGAAGCTAAAGACTGAGAGATAATAAATTTTTATAAAAAAAAAAAAAAAAAAAATCTTTTTTTTTATATTGCATTCATAAAAAAATAATCACTGTCTTTCAAATATGTCTTCTTGCTTCGGTGCTTCGAGTCAAGGAACTCTCACTCAACTCGTCAGTCTTGGCGCCATGGATAAATTTCTCTCACAGAATCCCACTATTACTCTGTGGCGCTTTCGTTACGCCAAGCACACTCATTTCGTGTTTGAGCCTATCTGCCAGAACATTGTGGGCGCTCGGTTCGGCTCTGAGGTCCAGGTTAATCTGAATAGGACCGGCGATCTCCTCCACTTTGCCTACCTCCAGATCACTATTCCCGGCATCACTGCCTGTAACTCACCGCAGGGCGTCAATTGTGGCTCCCAGTCATTCCCCTACTTTAACCCCTGTGACCCTTGCGGTGACGGCGTCGAGGTTGGCCCCTGTGACCCTACCAATATTGGGTGCGGTGTGGCCAATGACGTGCCACCTGCCACGACCGCCGATGCCTGTACCGGCCTTGAGCTGCCCTACTGTCACTGGGTCAATGCGATTGGCCAGTTTGTGGCGGAGCGTGTCAGTGTCGTGATCGGTGGCCAGGTCATCGACACAATGTACAACGACTACCTCTTCATGTGGGAGGAGCTTTCGGGCCAGCCCGGAAAGCGTCTCCTGGAGATGATTGGAAAGCGGTTCACTGTGGCCCAGCTTGTGGCCGACTCCAAGTACACTAGAACCCTCTATGTTCCCCTGCCCTTTTGGTTTACCTATAACACCGGTAACGCCCTGGCCCTTGTGTCGCTTCAGTTCCACACTGTGCAGATCATCTGCCAGCTGGCCCAGCTCAAGCGCTGCATTCAGATCTCGCCCCCCGTCGCCCAGGCCGACCCAGCTTGTGTCCTAAATTGCACGACCGGTGCTCCCGTTGTCGACACCGATATTACCGTTAATTTTGAGGGTCTCTATGTGTACCTGGACCGTGCCGAGCGTGACCGATTCGCCGCCTCAAGTTTTGAGCAGCTCATGAATGCGGTGCAGCGCTTCACTATGCCGATGACCGCGTCTCCCCAGGCTCACATCGCTATCAACTTCAATCACCCGGTCATCGAGCTCATCTGGGCGGTGCGACGCCGCTGCCAGGTCGAGGTTAATAATTATTTCAATTATGCCGGTGTTTATAACCGGGACCCCATTGACTACGTCCAGCTCATCCTGAACGGAAACGACCGCTTTAGTCGCCGTGAGGGCCGCTACTTCCGGTTGGTCGTTCCTTACCAGTGGCACACGGACATCCCCGATAACTTTATCTACAATTTTTCGTTTGCCACAGAGCCCGAAAAGATGCAGCCCACTGGTTCTTGTAACTTTTCGCGAATTGATAACGCTGAATTTATCTTCTCGCACCAACAGTACCTTGTTCAGCCTCCTAATGGCAACACTGCTGAGCAAGTCGAGAACATTATCTTTGCACGCAATTGGCAGGTGTTCAAATACAGGCAAGGTCTAGGTGGTATTGCTTTTGCAAATAAGCATACCATTGACTCTGCTTACGAAGGCCCTGCACTGTTGATGGCCTAGATAATCCGTTTAAATTTTCATAATAAAAAATTCATCTTTTAAAAATATGTTTTTTGTGTTTTTGTGTTTTTGTGTTTTTATTCCATATAAAATTAATCACTTTTTTTAGACCGTGATGTCAAAAAGACCTATTTCTGGCAAAGAACCTGCTAAAAAATATGAAAGAAAAAAATGTCCTCATGGGCGTCAATCATGTTGGTGCAAAGATTGTGGAGGAGTAAGTGTTTGTGAACACGGTCGTCAGAAACGAATTTGTAAACAATGCGGCGGAAATGGAATTTGCGAACACGGGCGGGAAAAAAAAAGATGCAAAGAATGTGGCGGTTCAGAAATATGCGAACACGGACGTCACAAAGGAATTTGTAAACAATGTGGTGGAACAAGAATTTGTGAACATGGACGCCAAAAACAAATTTGCAAAATATGTGGTGGTTCAAGTATTTGTGAGCACAATATGAGAAGAAAAAGGTGCAAACAATGTGAAGGATGTGAACACGGGCGTTTAAAGTATCAGTGTAAGGATTGTGGCGGAGCTGGTAGTTGTGAACATGAACATCGAAAAGAAAGATGCAAAATATGTAAAGGCGCTGGAATTTGTGTTCATCAACGCCAAAAGGAATCGTGTAAACAATGTAATGGATCAAGGTTTTGTAATCACGGATTATTTAAGCAAAAATGCAAACAATGCGGAGGCTCTTCACTTTGTAAACAAGAAACTTGCGATAAAAAATCAAGCAAAAAGTACCGGGGCCACTGTATGACCTGTTTTATGAGTCTGTTTCCTACTGAAACTGTTTTTCGCAATTACAAGACAAAGGAAGGTGCAGTGCTTTGTAGCATTAAGGCAGCTTTTTCGGATTTAACAATTGTCAACGACCGGCGCATTGATGGCGGCTGTTCGCAACGAAGACCAGACATTTTTATTGATTTGTTGACGCATGTTATCATAATCGAAATAGATGAAAATGCCCACTTGGCTTATGACCAAAACTGCGAAAATAACAGGATTGTTGATATTTCCGAGGATGTAGCGCACAGGCATGTAGTGTTTATTCGATTTAACCCGGATAAAAGCGAAGCTGGGCCAGGGTGCTGGACTATTGATGCAAACGGCCTTGCAGTAATCAAAAAGAAGCGAGCAGCCGAATGGCAAGAGCGACTTGCGGCGCTGAACAAGACTGTTGAATTTTGGACGACAACAATTCCAAATAAGTTAATTG